CGTCCCCTGGTTGAACGCCATCCCCGCGACGTTCGAGAGCGGGGCGTCGATGTAGACGTCGCGCTGCCCGCCGAGGTTTGCGGCGAGCGCGCCCTGGGCGTAGGCCGAGAGCGCCGCGAGGATCAGGTTGAAGATCTTTTTCATGGCTCCGTTCTCCTTCAGGATGTTGTCCGCGGGGCGGCCCTACGCCACGCTGCCCCACTTGACGGGCGGGAAGATGATCGCCGAGACCTTCTCTCCGGCGGTCGTCGCGGCCTCGAGCCCGCGCCCGATCACCACGTCCCCGGAGACCGCATCGACGACGTGCCCGGAGCTGTCGTAGCTGATGGGGGCCCCGGCGGTGATCGTCCCGCCCGCGAAGACCTTCGAGAGGCCCATCACGCAGACCTGCGCGGGCTCGTTCACGTAGGGCTTGTTCTGCAACACCCCGAGCGGCCCCTTGAGGGCGCCGGAAACGAGCACCTCGGAGGCGATGTTCACCGTGGTCGCAGCCGCAAACCGCACCACCCCGTACTGGTGGTGATTGAGGCTCGCCGCTGCAGTGAGGCCGGGTACGGTGACCTGCTCGCCGAACTCGGCGCGGCAGCCGAGCGAGCGCTCCGCGCGGGAGCCGAGTGCCGCCAGCGCGGCGGTGAGGATGCTGAGGATCGCGTTCATGGCGGTATCGTCTCCTTTTCTCAGTTCTTCTGGCGCGCGGTACTCTGCTGCTCGTGGTACCGCGTCTTGAGCTCCGCGTCCTCGGCGAGGACCGCGTCGCAGGCTTCGGCGTAGTCCTTCGACTTGCCGTCGCGCACGCGCGTCTTCGCTTTCTCGTCGAGCTCGGCGCCGGCGTCATCGCCCGCCCCCTCCTCGCGCCTGCCGCCGCGCTGCTCGGTATCGACCACGAAGAACCGCTTCGCGCCCGCGTTGATGCCAGCCACCACGCCATCGATCACCTCCAGCAGCGTCTTCTCGCTCTCCGCTCGCTTGCCGTCCTTGTCGGTGGCGGAGAAGTGCTTGACCTTCGCCTCGGGGTTCGCCATCGCGTGCGCGTAGAGAGCCTCGAGATCGGGGCGGAAGGCGACGACGGTGCAGCGCGCGATGCGGTCGGTGACCTCGCGGGCGCGGTCCTTCGCGGCGAGGGCGGCGACCTGCGCCTCGAGCCCCTTGCTCTTGTCCGCCGCGGCAGTCAGGGTCTCGATCTCGCGATCGATCTTCTCGCCGAAGGTCTTGACCTCCGCGGAGAGCGCGGTGATCCTCGCGCGGTCCTCGGCGGTCATCTTCTCGCCCAGCTTGTTCAGCTCGGTGATCTGCGCCTCGAGCGCGGCCTTCTTCTCCTTGAGCTCCTTGATCGTCATGGCGTCCTGCTCCTTCTGCTGGTTAAGCGTCTCCGTGAGCGTCTCGACCCGCTCCGCGAGCGCGTCGATGATCGCCTGTTGCCTGACCTCTAGGTCCTGCTCGCACTCGGCGACGGACTCGAACCCGGAGGCGGCAAACTCCATCTTATGCAGCGGCACGAGATTCGCGACGGCAGGGACCTCCGCGCCGAGAAGCGCCACGGCCTTGAGGGCGCGGCGGAAGACCTTCCCGCCCCGCTTGAGGTTGAAGTAAATCTCGCTCGAGACCCGGCCGTACCGCTTGTCCTTGATCGCCTGGACGACCGAGTCGTGCATCGACTCGAAGTCCGCGATGAGCTTGCCGCCGACCTTGCGGAGCGCCGTAACGTATCCGTAGGCTGGGGAGCCAGGAGCGTCCTTCGAGTGCCCGATCTTGATCGCGGGGCGGTAGTCGAGCTCGCCGTGCGCGGCGACCATGTCGTCGATGTCCTGCTCGGTGTACTTGTCGCCGTTGTGCTCGCCGGGGGCGAAAATCTCGATGCCGCGAACCGCGTTCGCGTGCGCAAGCTCCGCCACCGCCGTCTCATCTCGGTACTCTTTCGGATTGTGAGCGCGGTCGGATTCGATGTTTGCCTTTGCCGAGGAGCCCTTGTCCCCCTTGTCGATGGCGTCTGCGTGGGCACCGATTGCTTTTTCATGCGCTACGGCGGCGGCTTTGTCCCCGGACTGCGCGGCGCGCTTGGCCATGTTGGCGTGGTAGGACATTGCACTGCGGTGATCGGCAACGGACTGCGCTTTGTCCCCTACTAGCGAGCGCTCCATCGCGGTCTTGGCGTCCTCGCCTTTGGCGATGAAGATACGCCGCCCACTCACCGTGCGCCATACGCCGTCGGCTTCCGCCAGCTCACGCACCGCCGCCATCTCGGCCGCTTCCGCTCGGCGCATCTTCTCGACCATCGCGTCGAGCTCCTCCGGGGTCGCCTCGGGATGTTCCCGCTTCGCTTTGGCGCGCATTTGCGCCGTGGTCATCTGCTTCACGACCATAAATTTAAGCGCCAAGTCCTTGAATCGCTTAATGCGCAGCGCTGCGCATCGCTCGGACCTACGCGCGGCGCCTGCCGGGCACGACGTTCTGGGCAAGACGGCGCTTACGCCAGCGGGCGTTCGCGGCCCTCTCCCCGTTCTCGCTTTTCTGCTTTTTAGTCATGGACTTGCTACGCGCCTTACCACCCAAGTGCCCGAGCGCGACCGCCGCCGGGTTCTTCGCGCGCCAGGGGCCGTGGATTGGGCAGCGGCAGTAAGCGAGACTGGAGGCTGTGCCGATTTCCTCGCCCGGGCTATCCTGCCCGCAGCTCGGACAGGGACGGGTCTCGGCGCCGCCGCTCATACGAATCGCCCCCCCTTCGCCCCGCGCCCGAAGGGGAAGTTCCACGCCTGCCGCTTGCCAAACACCTCGCCCATCACAGAGTCGTCCGCGAGCACCGCGCCGAGTTGCGCCATGAACCGCGTCCTCTGCGCCGCCGCAGCGCGCCGCGCATGGAGCGGGCGGTTCGGGTCGTAGCTTTTCGCGCGATGGACGTGCGCGTACCACGCGACGAGAATCAGCCCGAGTTCCGATGCGAGCGCCATGTTCTCGTCGTATGGGCGCCCGCGATTACGCTCGGCGACCGCCGCCTGAACGAGCCCCGCGA